CCTCCCGGTAGCGCGGGAAAAGTGAACGCTCCTCCGGAGCTGTTGGTCAGGAGGACGGACGAGGCGGTACCTTCAAGCAGCGGAATGTAGGGAGTGGTAGTAAACGCTGGCAGCGAGGCCGTAAGCATGAAGTTCTGCGGATTGCCTAGAATGTCCGGACCGGCTGAGTTCGGGGACAGAATCAACTGGCCGGTGCCTGCGGCGGGCGCGGTAGGGACGGCAATAAGCGAGGCAGGCGGAATCACCGCGCCATTCGCCAGCAGGGAGAAGGAGCGTTCTTGGTAGGGGCCGGAGACGAAGTAAATTTCGAACGGATAGACTCCGGGAGCTGGAAAGTTCAGCGTGTAGCTTATCGTGTCCTCGTTGGTGCCCGAAATCCAAGGCTCATTCCCGGCGAGGGCGGGGTATCCCTTGATCGGGGTGACCGGGTTCCAGTTCCCAAAGTTGTTATAACCGGAGACGAAGGTCGCGCCCGGGCAGCCAATAATGTGATTGTCGTTGACGCGAGCGGTGAAGGTGACTTGACCGGCCTGCGCCACGACGAAGGAGCCCACCAGCGCGAGGTCAATCCTACCGCCTGAATCACCGTTGATGGCCACATCCCCCGCATAGACTCCGTTCGCGGTGATGGCGTTGTTCACCATCGGATTCGCCTGGTCCCCACTCTGGTGCGGATCGCCTGGAAGCAGCCCGCTGATTGTGTTGAACATCAGTGAATTGAGGGTCTGCGGAGCCTGGGTGAACTGCGCTCCGGTGCTCGACGACAAGGCACCGGTGTCCGGCTTCTCATAGCAGGTAATCGGGCCAATCGAGATGAGGCCGTTGGCTCCCTGCCAGACCACCTGGGCCGTGTTGGAGGAAACGTGAAGGGTATCAATAAACGCCGTGACCATATCCACGCCGGAGTTTGGACCCGCAAGTGTGATGTATCCGGGAGTAGCTAGGGTCCCGTCGTTATTGAACACGACCTGGATGCTACCCGATCCTGGGTTTGCTCCGGTTACCTCGTATCGAACTGTCTCAATCGGCATAGTGCGTCCTTATGGCAATGAAATGACCGGTAGTGAACCAGCGGGGGTGGCAAACCCGACTACTTTCTGCGCGTCAATGGTCCAGTTGAATGTCTTTGAAACCGATACGCCGCTGTCATTGACCGTGACCGCGAGCGTTTGCGCTCCGGGGTTGGGGCCGTAGAAGGGGCCGGATAGCTTGATGGTGGCTACGCCACCTGCGAGCGAATCCACGATGGCGGAGAAGCCCGGTGGGAGACCAACAGAGATACCACTGGGTGCAGTCGAGATCACATTGGTCGCGACAATATAGAAACTCAGGTTTGGACGCGGGTTGATGGAGGTAACGTCATCGAACGTTGTGTAGCCAATGCCGAGCGAGTTGGTCGTCGTTGCATTCACATAGTCGGGACCTGCCGTGAGAACCAGGGCCGCCGACGTCGTGACCGTGAAGGTGACTTCGCGGTAGACGCCAAGTGAGTCGGTAACCCGGAAGGTAACCGCAGCCGAGAAGCTTGCGACGAAGGTAACGCCGGTGATGATTCCACTGGCCGGATCGAGACCGAGGCCCGTCGGGAGGGTGGAGACAGAGTTTGGGGACACCGTCCAATTGTAGGCAGGGTATCCACCCGTGGCCACCAGTGGCTGGCTGTATGCGACCCCGGTGACGACGGCTGCGATCGAAGTGGTGGTGATCGTGAGTAACGAGTTGGTGACCGTAATGGAGAACGACTTGGAGACATAGTCACCGAGGGCATCGGTCACACGAATAACGATCGTGGAGGTTGCCTGTGTAGTCGGAGTTCCGCTAAGGATACCTCCGCTGCTCAATGTAAGACCCGCCGGTAGAGCACCGCTCGTGGAATCTAACGACCAGACAAACGGGGTGTTTACGCCGATGGCGGCGAAGGTCACCGAGTACGCGCTGGTCACCGGAGCCTGCGGCAGTGGGGTGTTCGTGGTAATGGCCAGACCCGATACCGTACTCAGAAGCAGAAAGGTGGTGGCCAGATTGCCATTGGCATCTACCGCCTGAATCTGGACTGCAAGGTTCAGCAGGTCGGATGTAAGCATGCCCGATAGGGTTGCAGTCGCACCATTAGTGGCGGCGTCAGCGGTCAGGATGAGTCCCACGGGCAGCAAGTTGGGGGTGCTTGGGGAGACCGACCACGTGTAGGGCGCGACGCCGGGGCCATCGAGCGAGAGCGAACCATGATACTGCTGTCCACGCACCAGGGGACCAACCCCCTCAGTGTCAATGGTCAGGCCGGAGGACGCCCCAATGAGTAGGTTGAAGGCCTTCGAGACGTTCGAGGCCGCTGCATCTGTAACCTTGATGGTGACGTTCTGGTTATAAGTGGTCAGTGAAGTTGCACCGCTCAGCAAGCCGGATGAGGAAAGGGAGATGCCGCCGGGGAGCGAGGGCGATCCGGAACCGAGTGCCCAGGTGTAGGGGGAACTTCCGCCCTCGGCAACAAGCTGAATCTGATAAAGCTGGCCAGGCAAGATGAGGGGTAACACCGGCGGCCCGATGGCGAGCGTGTTGTTGATCGTCAGAGGGAGGACGGCACTGGCGACGACACCCCGGCTATCGGTGACCGCGAAAGTGATGTTCACGTTGTAGCTGGACAACGTCGTAGTGCCTGCGAGAATGCCTGATGCGGCATTCAATGTCAACCCTGTTGGGAGGGTTCCGGAAAGAACAGACCAGGTGTAGGGCGCAACACCGCCAAAGGCCTGCACGGTCTGGGAGAATGCCTGACCGGTGATCAGGCGCTCCATGGAGTCGGTCAAAACCACCAGCGGCGTGATGTACTGGACCACGAACCGGGTGTAGAAAAAGGAAGCCTGTCCATTGGCGTTAGTGACACGGAACCAGATGTCAAAGTAGCCTGCCTCGATCGGCGTACCTGCAACGACGACGTTCGCACCGCCTGAATCGATCGAAGCGGTGAGTCCTTGGGGCAGGCGGCCCCGGTATGCGGAAACCGTTGTCAGCGGGGACGAAGAGGATGTGCCAACGGAGGCCGTATACGCGGCCTGCACCTGACCCGTGGTTAGGGAGCTGGCGGCGTTCATAGCAAACTGTGAAACCACGATATCCCACTGAACGGTGACGGTTCCATGAACGACGCGGGCGGTATCCACATACTCAAGCACCGAAGTGGTGACATCGTTGGTGATGACGTTGCCGTAAATCTGCCCTGTGATGGCGTCGAGGGAAAGTCCGGAGGGGAGAGAGGATCCCGCTTGCACTCGGACCGTGTATTGCTGGTTCCGAAAGATTTCGGGCGCGTTGAAGTAAGCCTTCAAAGTGTTAAGACCCACAAACTCTCCGCCAATCCCGGCGATGTATGGCCGCGTGTTGCAGGTGATGGTGCCGACGTCGGTCGTTCCACTATGTGAGACCAGTGTGTACTCGCGCGAGATTAGAGCCACCTGATTTGTATTCTGCTGCACTGCGATCGCGGCGCGGATTTCGGAGTTCTGGAAAGCGGTAGGAGGCCCGGTGACAGTCAGGGTATCGTTGACCGTATCAATGGTGCAGGTCAGTCCATTCCCTGCAGTGGAGGCCCCGCTCTGGCCCAGCGTAAATCCCGTCAGACCGCCCGTAATTGGGTAGACAACCGAGGTTGTATCAGCAGTTCCCCAGAAGTGGTCAACCGCCGCCTCCGGGATCTTGATAGATGAGACCTCACCGGCGACGGTATAGGTTTTAGTCGTGATGGCAGGGGAGCTGTCACCCGAGTCGGTCACCTCCAGCGTGAAGCTGTGCTGACCGGTCTTGGTGGTCGGTGGGGTGACGTTGATCTCCACCTGTCCGTCAACGATTGCCGCTGCAACGGACGCCACTACGTTGACCTCGATGAGCCGGGTGACCGTGTTACCCACCACGTCGGTGGCGCGAAGGCCAAGGGTCCAGTTACCGAAGGTGGGAACAGAGAAGGTAAGGGTCGAGCCAGAGATGGCGACGTTTGGCAGAGTGGTAACTACTGGGAGGACGGACCAGGTGATGGTACCCGCGCCACCAATCGAAACCAGTGGGAAGGCGATGGGTGAGCCGGTTCCGAATCCAGAAGGCACGAGGGAGTAGTCATCGTTCAGAATTGCAAACTGGTTGGTGGATATGACGTTTACGGGAACCACAAGCGTGGATACAGCCGCATCCTGGTCCGTAATGGACACATGCACCGAGTAGACGCCGGGCTCTACCGTGGTGGCATCAATGGTGAGCACGCTGCCAGTAATGGAGGCTGGGATTGTCGTCTGCGCGTCGACGAGGACGGCGTAGGCGTAAGGCCCGATTCCTCCAACCCCTACGAGATTCACGGCTGTCTGGTTCTGTACGCCCATCGATGACCCCTAACTTCCATTCTTTAGTCGGTTCCCCGGATTCAACTGACAATTAGGGAGAGGCTGACCGTCTGCGAAGCCGTGAGTCCCTCGGAGTCCACGATCCGGAGCGCCAGTGTGATGACATAGGTGCCCGGCGTTGGAGCAGAGGCATAAGCCGTGGCGGCCACTACGAAGCTTCCCGTAGCCGCCAGCGCGGAGTTGACATCGGAGATCGTCGCCGAGGTGGAAGCGTTGTTGTACTGAATGGCCAAGACCCGCTTGGTCGGAGATACCTGAACGAAGCTTCCCAAACCATCTGGAATGGTGACGCTGTCTACAAAATACTGGTACGGAGCATGACCGAGAACAGGTGCGGACTTCACGTTGGGTAGGTACGACCATGTGAATGGGGTGTCCGAGCTGATGTTGACAGCCTCCGAATTGTTGCCAAAGGTGACCGTAATGCCGGTTTGCTGAACAATAGTCAGCGAGACGGTACCCAGGGCTGTAACACTCTGGCCGCTGGAGTCCGTGATGGTCATCTGAACCTGGCATTTTGTTGTCGAGCTGGCCGCGAAGGTAGAGATATTGACGAGGATATTCTGCCCGGATGCAGTAAATCGCGGATCAGTGAAGACTGTATAAGTAACTGTGTATGGAGCATTTCCTCCGGAGATCGTAACTGGTGCAGCAAACAGGGCCGATGCCGAATACTCACTGACTGACATGGCCACCGTCTTCGGGGTCGCGACGAGAACCGGGTAGCCTATAGCAACCGAAACGGGGGACGCGCCGATGGTCAGTGTATCGGAGCCAACGGTGGCGTTGCTATAGTCGAATGCCATGACGAAACCAGTGGTGGACTGACTCTGGGTGCCGGTCGTCGGCCAACCGCCCACGGAAGTTCCCGGAACACCAATCGTTCCGTTGAGGCTGGTAGGCAACGGCAGCCCAGCATCCGTCGGCTGGTAGCCGGTGTACTGGACGTAGACGATGGCATTGTTGTTGACCACGCGGTAGGCTGTGCTAACAATGGCTGAGGTCGGTGGGTTGAGGAAGACTGCTGACTGTGCCACAATCGCGATGGCCACGCTGGAGGATGCCGCCGTGTTGTAGAGCACCGAGGTCGCTGTAAAGGTAGCCGTAAAGTTTCCGGTAACAGTCGGGGTGCCCGACAGGAAGCCCTTGGTGCCCTCACCGGTAGAGATGGTGAGTCCGGTGGGTAGGCCCGGGGCAGAGAAGCTGGAGGTCAGGTCGGTCTCGACGAAGTAGATGTTCGGAGTCAATGGGCGGCTCGCGAACAGGGACGTCGGGAGGTTCGAGTTGACGATGTGAACCGGCTCGGTAACCGTCTGAATAACGCTAACAGCGAGTGTGACCGGGGCCGAGGTGACACCGTTAACGTCGGTGGCAGTGACCGTAGCGGCGAAGGTTCCTGTCGTGGTCGAGGTCGCAGCAAGCGCCGGGAGGCCATTCCACGTGGTGATGGTCGCCCCGGGGAGTGTGGTGCCGGTCTGAAGCGTGAAGGTGTAGGGACCGGTGCCACCCTCGGCGATGAGGGGAAATATCCAAGGGCAAGGGCTGCCTTTGGCGGTGGTGAGATTAACCGCGAAGTCACCCGATGCGTCGAAAACTACTACGGTAACCGGAGTCGTGCCACCACCGGCTGTGGTGACCGTGAGAGACGCGCGACTGACAGCCTGCGTAATCGTTCCGGCCAGAGTTTGGACATTCGACCACTCAGCTTCAAAGGAGAAGCTGCCATTGACAGTCGGGTTCGAGCCGCCGGAGACGTTAAAAAGCTCGATGCCGGAGAAGTCGCCGGATCCCGCGAAACTATTGCCGGAGAAGGCGACAATGCCTGTGGGGAACGCGCCCGAGCGGACCGTGAAGTTCATCGGGCTGCTGTTGCCCGTGTTCTGGGTCATATGCAGCACGCCGCTCTGGTAGAGAGCGAGACCGTAATACGAGCCCGCGCCGGGGTTGTAAGACTGGCCATTCTGAGCATCTGGAAGCGCGGAGATTGGTGTAACTGTCCAAGCGGCGGGATTGGTTGAGCTGTTCAGATTCACAGAAACGGGCTTGATGGTGTAGGTACCGCCATTCTGCTGCTGAACCAGCACGTTGAGCGTCTTCACCGCCATGTTGCCGAGTGAATCCATGACCTGAACCTGGACGGTGAACTGTCCATCGGCGGTCGGGGCCAGGGTGAGGAGGTTACCGCTGACCGAAGCACCCGGCAGCGTGGTAAGGACACCTGGAAGAACCAAGAAGGTATAAGGAGCGGTGCCGCCGGTGGCCTCCAGCACAAAGGCGTCCGTGGCCGGGTAGCTCTGTGGGTAAATCTGCTGATCCGTGGTAGTGATGCCAAGCGTGGCGGGGGTGATCCCGGCAACCGCCGCAATCGCGTCGGGATTGATGATCGATGGGCCGATATCGATGACTCCGTCGTCGGTAATGCTGCTCAATTGGTAAGGCGATCGCCCGCCGTAGATGGGAACGCGTAGACGGAAGGTTTCACCCGCAAAGATGGTGGGCTGGTCAAGAGGCCCAAAACTGAGAATAGCCGGAGTCAGCGTGCATGTGAGCGCCTTCGACGCCACGGCACCAATAGCATCGGTCACTTGAACGGTGAACTGGTAGACCTTCGAGAAGTCCGTGGTCGAGTTGTAGGTCACCGGGACCCCAACCAGAATTCCGGTGTTGGGGTCAACCGTGATGCCGGTCGGAGGAGCGCCGGAAACGATGGCCCAGGAATAGGGAGGTAGGCCACCGGTGAAAGCGACCGGGGTGTTGTAAGGGGTTCCGACCACCGCCGGGGGTAGCGAAGTGGTGGTAAGGGCCAGGTCGGTCTCGACCGTGATTGGAAGCGTGGTCTCAGCAATAAACGGAGGGAAGTTAGAGTCCATCACCACGAGGTTAACCGTCGTTGTTCCCATCTGAGTGGGAACTCCGGTAAGCGTTCCGTTGATGGAGAGGGTCAGACCTGCTGGCAGGGCATCCGCGTACCAGGAGAACGGAGACACGCCCGAGAGGACGGTGACCTGCATGGCAAAGTCGTTCATCGGTTTACCGACGATAACGCTGGGGAGCGCAGTGGTTGCGATCCTGACTGGATTTCCGGAAGGTACTTGTTCCGGGGTTAAATAAAGTGCCGGATTGATGAGCTCCTTGATGCGAGGACGACCCAAGATCGGAAAGACATCCATCGCCATGGTTCCGAGCAGAGAGCTAGCATCGGCAGTTCGGGCAGTAGCCACCATCAGTTTCAACTCATTGGTGAGCGTGTCGCGCACAAGAGCACGAACAACAACCTCATAAGGGTTGAGCACAGCCGGAGCGCTGCTGGCATCCGAAACGGTGAAGCCTGCGGTGCCGTTGCCGCTTCCTACGCCAACAACTTCGAACCCATCTGCGCCACCCAGCCCAAGATTGCCGGTCAAAGCGCTGTTGCCACCGCCGGGGTTGAACACCTGCGAGTTGACAAATATCTTTTTGGTAAGCTGGCGGCGCAGCTTTACACCTGGGTTGGATGACGAGAAATCATTCTGGCTCTGAATGATGAGGGACAGAGATCCCGTGAATGAAAATGCCTTAGCCGTCGAGCGGAGTCCAAGAGGCAGCCAGCCACTGTTGGTGCTGTAGGGGCCGCTATAGGTGCCGTCGGGTCCGTCTGGGCCATCGGGGTAGAAGACGCACCATGATCCCGCGCCCGCGTAGTTCGGATCAAGCGTAATGGTTACAGTCTGACCAATGGAAACCGTTCCGTTGTCAAAAGTCACCGTTGCGGTGGTGATGGCGGTCGGAAACTGGTGGGGGAAGTCCCACATCGCGGCATTTTGCGCAATAGAATAGTTATTCGACAATGCCTGCATGTCGAGAACCCAGTCGCCCGCGCTCAACAACTCCTCAAATAAGCGCGAACTCTGCGTTGAACCGGAAACCTCAAGACCGGTTGGGATACTACCGGCGACCGTCTGGAGAACCGGCGTGCCCAGCGGGGAGCTGAGCCATATGTTGAAGGCCCGGTAGATGCTGTAAGTACCGAGAACGGTCAGCGGCTGCCAGTTGAGCGTGAGGTTGAAGTTCTCGTCAATCGTCCCGATGGCGGGGGCATTCAGTAGGTTTCCCCCGGCGGTGGTCGAAGACGAAAGCACCAGTGCCGGGATCGAATAGGCGTCTCCATAAAAGCTCTCGCCGTAGATTGCGATGACCGAAGAACCGATCTGGGTAAGGGTGGTCTGGTTTCCGGTCGCGGTGGTGCGGTTGAGGTTCTGGCTTAGGTAGAGAGAAATTGCTGTTCCAATGGAGCCCCAGGTTACGGTGTAAGGAACGCCGTCGGGAAGGAAAGCAACCGACGGAACCGCGTCACTGACCTGCAGGGGGACCGCAGTCTGCGTGACCGTCAGTGTCTGGACTGCGGATAGACTCCGAGCATAGCCGGTGGCATCTGCGATAACCTGAAATGTGTAAATGCCGGGCTTGAGCGCATTGCCGACCAGATTGGATCCACTGATAAACACACCATCGGGAGCCCCAAGCAGGCTGAATGTTACACTCGATATGACAACGCTGGAGGAGTTGAGAGCCTGCAAGACTACACCAGCGATCGGGGATCCCGTGCTGGAAGTAAGGGTCGGGCCTCCGCCGACATTGACGGTCATTACTGGCTCACCATCGGATTCGAACACCGCCTCGGCATAGCCGGTGCGGGTTGGGCTGGATGTCGCGTTTGCAGCGACTACCTGCAGAATCCACTTATCATTGAGGGCGGAGGCAGGGATGGTCACTGGAATGTTGATGCTCGGGGTACCCGCATTGAGAATTGCGGTGGTTGCCGACAAGGTGATCGGAGCTTCGAAGGCACCCCAGTAAGTCGGGGAGGTGTCGGGCTCGTGGTTCGTACCCGCTAGGAGAGCAGTATAGGAACCTCCGGAGAAGTTGACCACGTCACCGGGTGCATACAGTATGAGGTTGCTCCAGGGAATACCTGCGGCTGCCACAATCGACAGAGTAAGATGGATAACCTCGCCGCCAGCCAGCTCTCCTGCTGGGGTAGAGATTGCAACTGTAGAAGTTACACCTGCAAATCCGCGCGTAACCTGACTGGAGATGCCAATCTTGACAGCGCTGGTGGAGGTCCATGCTCCCGGTGCGTCGGCAGGGATTCCGTCCGCGACGCCGTTGACGGCGGGACTGACCACCTGGTTGCCGAGTACCGCGCCCGATGTAGCATCCTTGACCTTGAATGTGAAGCTTACCAACCCGGCTCCAGTGGGGGTCCAGACCAGGGTGGTGTCAGTGGCAGTTCCGCCGGAGGTAACGGTACCCGTCGCTGTGCCGGTAACATCCCATTCATAGGTGACGGTGGGTGCACGGCCCTCCAAGAAGTCCACGGCGGCACGAAGGCTGAAAGCGCTGAGTGTAGTATCCCAGGCGACCGCAAGCGCGAGATCCAAGGTACCCGCCTTGGCCGTCAGGGACTCGATCGCAAACTCCTGTGTGAAGCAGCGATCCGGGTTGTCGTACATCGTGCCCGGCTTATATGCCGAAAGTGTGATCTGAGTCGTGGCTGGTGAGTCAGTGTAAAGTGCGAGGCCGCCGGACAGATTGGTTGAGGTGGAGGGCGCGACGCGGAGAATCATCTGCGATTCGTCCGAGGTGACAAACTCAAGTCCCGGGGGGAGCGACGCGGGTGGGATGAAGGAGACCCCAGCTTCGATGGCTCCGTTCAGGCCGATGCCCTGGAAGACGAGGTCTGCGACCGTCGAGTCATAGGATGGGATGCTGAATGTTGTGCCACCGCCGACCGCCGCGATCGAGAAGGGATCTTTTACCTCCAGCAGGATAGGGAAGAAGGTGGTGGTTACGCCATCCGTGCAGGTGACAAAGAACGCATATGGATTCATCTGTGCCTGGGCATTGGCAAAGCTGATTGTGAGAATCAGCGAAGTCGGATCCGGTGCAATGGTCACCCAGGTGGGGTTCTGCGTGATCGTCCAGTTGACCGTGGTTGCCGCCGCTCCCACCGCTGTCAGTGTTCCGAGAACATCCGTCCCGTTCGAGGCGACGCGGACTGCCAAACCGGCCTTGGTCGTCGATTGCGCGAGAGGAATGACGGAATTTTGTTTGCTGACAAAACTGGACGCGAGGGATAGGCTCATGGGTTCCTTAGCTATTTAGGTTCGTAATTATACTCGAAGAAACGTCGGTGATAGTAACGCCACCACTAAAGGGCGTTGCAGGCGGGGTCTGTGAAAGCACCGAGTTTGCCCCGAGCCCGGCAGCTCCCTGGCTGATGAAGTCACTGGCGGTCGAGATGGATGAGTTCAATTCAGCCTTGGCAATCATGGTAGTGGCTGAGATGTTCGTCTCCTGCGCGGGAGAGTGGGTCTGGAGGACGATGCTGGAATTCAGCTCGGCGAAGAAGAAGATTCCCGCCACAGCTCCGGCATCCACGGTGAGCTGTATCTGAGAAGATTCCAGCGCCGACTGGCTCAGAAGCATGCCGGTGCCCCCGCCGGTGAGATCGATCTCGCCGCCGTCTAGGATGACGCTGCACCCCTGCTCGAAACTTCCGGCGGTGAGGTTGTCCGTAAACACGCAATTGACCAGCTCCACGTTGGAGTCGATCGCCTTGATCGCCGGATCGGTGAACCCCTTGAACTGGATGTTGTTGAAGAGCACGCGCGTGCTGTCAATGAAGAAGGCCGATGTGGGTCCATCGCCGAAGCCAAGGAAGCCCGTGGCGTCGATCGTGACCGGCGCGGTAACACCGGCCAGCGCAGTGATGACGAGGCGGCCCGCATCCTGAATAGTAAAGGCGATGTTGCCCAACGCATAATACTTGAGCGGACGAATGACCCCGTCACCGAAGGCCATAACTTCGAGCGTCTGAGAGTTCGAAGAGATCGAGTAGGGCACTGTGTTCGGAACGAGCTGAATCGTGCATGGGTGTCGCAGCACCGAGGGCAGGGAGTTGAGGGCGGCAGCGAAAGTCTTGAGCGCGGTGCCGACGGTGAGACCGCTGTTGGCATCACTGCCCAGCACGTTATCCACATAGAGAGTGGCCGGACCCGACGTCATGGTGACATTGTCACCCAGCACGATACGGGAGGTTACCGGAGTAATCGCAAAACCGAGATGGGGGATGACCTTGGCGAAGCCGCGCCCGCCGCCGGGCGTGGAGAGCTGGAAGGTCTTCCGCTTGTCGTCATTGACGGGCTCGATGAAGTCATTGGTGTGAACCGGAACCTCGAAGGTGTGCTCCACATTCTGGAAGCGCTTCGCGACATAGTTGGAATCAAAGAAGCTGGCCACCGGAGTGTTGGAGAGGCCGGAGTCGTTCCACACGGCCTGTGACGGCAGGGTGGTGATGATCGGAATCTCGCGGTTGTAGGGGAAAACATCACTCAGGCCGGGAACTGGGGCCGCTCCGGTTCCATTGGTGGTCACAAGTGCGAAGTCCTCGGTGTGCAGGATATCGTAGTCGCGAAGGGCCTTACCCTCTCCCTGGTAGGGAACATAGTATTCGGTTAGCAGCAACGTGGACGACGGCGCGAGAGCCGGGCGCAGGGCGAGAACCACGAAGAAGGGCTGCACCGCGAGATTCACGCTGGAAGGAACGGTCAGCGTGACAAATCCGTTCGAGAAGGTAGCGCTGGAAATGGTGACCGCGTTCATGTTGCCAAGCGTATCCTGCACCCAGATCAGCTTGTTGACGTCGTCGCCCGCGATTCCAGACATGATGGAGTCGGTTGCCACCAGGACGACAGTATTGGAGCTCGTGCCTGGATTGTTGGTAGCCTGCACCACCATCACACGCCCATCCATCCGGTAAGCCGGGTTGGTGACATTTCCCGCAAGCACGGTCTCCTCGATCGAGGTGACGCCCTTGACTGGGGCATTGTAAGCAAGCTGGGCCGTGTTCATCACCAGCAAGGTGATGAGGACCGTGGAGGTGCCGGGAACTGCTCCGGCCACGGATACCAGCGCGGAGGTGCCAGTGATGGAGCGGGCGGAGATGGGGTAGCTGCTACCGGTGACCGAGTCAATCGCCGACAAGACAAAGATGCCGGTCCAGGACCCATTGAGATTCGCCCGTGTAAGGGTGAATGTGGTGACGGTAGACCCCGATGATCTGATGACGGCGCTGCCTGTAGATCCTGCAACCCCGACGGTGACGCGGGTGCCAAAAATGGTGTTGGAGTATTCTGGATTGATAGCGATCGCGGACAGGGCAGTCGAAATCGGAAGGCCTGCCTGCACCGCGTACTCGGAAACGCCATATATCGGCATGGTCACGCCGGACGCGCCATCATAAAGACTGCCGCCGAAGACATTTGAAGGAACTCGATGAAGGTCCAGGCCCGTAGCCACCGGGTAGTCAACCCCGATGGTCAGGTAAATGGGGTTCAGGCCGGGATCATACGAGGTTCCGACCAGGTTCTTTGCGAAGGAGACGGTGAGTGCCGAACTTCCAAGACCGGTGATCGTCACCTGGCCGGGAAGAAACTGGACCGGCGTCTTGGTCGAGCTCACCGTGTTGCTCACAATACCCTGCACCTGCACGCTGGCAATTGTCGCCAACGATCCGCCGGGAAGCGCGATCGTGAAGGCGTCATTCTGCTGCCAGCGACCTCCAACAACGCCGACCGTTTTCTGGTTGACCGTCACCAGCTTGGTGGTATTGAAGGTGCGACTTTGTGATGAGAAACCATTCATGAACCCGTCAAAGGAGCCGACCGTATCGGTGTTCGATACGGCAGTGGCGCTGACAGCGATGTTGTAGGCAAGCTGAGACCCGAGCGCGATTGCCTGGCTCCCAGGGATCTGGCCACGACCGATAGCCTGCATGGTGGTGCCCGAGATCAGATCCACAAAACCGCGCTTGAGCAGGGAGGAGTCCTGCCATCCCTTCAACGTAACGATGGAGCGGGTGTCCACCACGTCGGTGTGATACACAGCATCGGCAAAGTAGCCGTCATAGCGTCCAGAGACACCGCTGGAGAGCAAACCGGAAACAGGGACACTTGGACTCGCGGAGCCAAAGGGATTCTGATCCACGGAGAACACGCCCGTATTACGCTGGAAAACCACCGCCAAGGGGATCGCGTATGTGTAACCATCCATGGAGCCGAGGTCGTTCTGAGTACCGTCACCCGCCCGCCACAGGCCGCCGTCACCGTTGACGGCTGCCATCTTGGTGAACTGGTACGGAGAGGTCGAGGAGGGTGTTGCTTGGTTGCCCTGGCCGTATACCGTTTCGGCGGCTATAGCGCCGGGATCCAATCCGAAGTCATATTTGGTGAAGTCGTAGGAGAGAGCGACCGGCTGTACGCGGATGCCCCATTGAAGCTGTACGCGCTCGGTTGTCTCCGTCCCCGAGAAGGGGTCAATGGAGTCGTCCGGAACCAGGTTCGCGAAAACGGGGTTGACGCAGCCGTTAATGGACACGTAACGCAGGCCAGTGGTCGAGTCGACGTAGAAGCCAGTTCCGGAAATCGGGTCCATCCGCTGATACCACATCTCCAAGAAGCAGACGTAGACCGCCGCCATGGTAGCGCTGCTGGTGCTGGGCGGGGGAGGAAGGAGGACAAAGTTCTTGGTCAGGTCTGTGGACCTGCTACCGCCAACCGTGATGATCTCATTGTTGACGAGCGCGTCGAAGGCCGGGATTTCAAAGGTCTGGGCTGTTGCCTGGTTGAACACAAAAGGGGCGTATGTCAAAACACCGGAACAGGTTGTGTCACCGAGGGTGGTGCGACGCTTAAGATCCTGAATCTGTTGAATTAAGTTTATTTCGCAGTCCAAAAGGCGGCGATCGTGAAGGCCTACGATTTGAAGGAAAGAACGGCCCGAGGGATCAAGTGTGCGGCTCACGACGGCGGGATACTGGAAGGTGCTAGACATGGACTTTCCCTCCCTTAAGTAGTTGGAAGTCGATTAAGAGGAGACTGCCGAAGTGCTCGCATACCAATACCTCAGTCAGCCGGTGCTCGCCTCCCTCAGTTTTGGCGTTAAAGACGATGACTCGTTCTTTAACCCGACTGACCTGGGTCACACGGGATTCGCCTTCGACACGAACCACTACACCGCCGGAGTGTTGGACGCCGGGCACGCCGCGCCGAGCTGGGCAGCCGAGGGATCGAGCGCAACGCGTGGACCGCTGGCGGCCTTCCCGGAGCAGACCGTAGTAGTCATCTCCGAGGCTTCTTTTGCTATTCTTGACGCGACTACGGACGCCCTGAACCTATGGATGCTGTTCTATCTGTGTGACTTCTTCGCCTACCCGTCCACGTTTGCTGGGGATGTTGCATCCTTCACAGCGGAAAGTGCAACGTGGGCGTCCGGTCTGCTCTCGATCACCCTTAAGGCGGTGTCTTCGGCATCAACGTTTGCGGTCGCGGTCCTCACCTACGACTTCACGACGGACTCGGTGTACGCGGACTACTCGCTGCTTACCGACAGCTAAATTTGGTCACTTGACAGCCCGGTCTCGGCCTCATACCGCGACAAGGATGCAGAGCGGGCACAGGGTTCAAACGCCTGTGCTTCTGTCGATAGGTGAGCAATGGTCCCGTCCGCCAGGCAAAGACGCAGTATTCCTTTTAAGCAGGAGGAGCAGGTCATACCGCTGCCGCCTGCGCCCGTAACGACGCCGCCGATGCCTGCCAAGCATCCACGCGGTTCATCCATCCCTTGAGATCCCCGGCATCCTGAGGATGCGTGACTACTAAGTCGGTGTAGAAGTTTTTCACCTTAACGCAGAAGAGGGCCAATAAAGCATCTGCATTGATTGAGTTGACTGCTGCGATGGAAGCCGGACCCATGTGGCCGTCCACGGCGATCGGCTTGCCAAACGAGACACATGCGCCCTGGAGCAGCTCGGCTGATTCCGGGTCTCCTGCGTTGACGCCAAGCGACAGCGCGGCGGTGGCGATGGCTTGGTCGTTGATTCCGGCGATGCACATAGGCGCGGCGTAGATCTTGGTGTACACTTCCTCCGCGATTGCCAAGGCAGCATCGCGAGGTGTCTTCACTACATCGAAGAAGCCGCTGGCGACCAATTCGGGATGCCATCGGCTCGCGAGGCCAAACCTGGTCGCACCGCCGCTATCTCCGGGGATGGTGGTTACCTTGCCGGTCATAAGCGAGTCTTCTTGCCTTAAAGTGAAGTCTGTCGCGATTTTAACACTGGCCATGCGGAACCTCCTAATGGGGATTCCGAAGTCGGTCTATCGCAGGTTAGGGATTGGTTTCAGGCAGTTCCACTTCCAGCGCGATGCCGTTGGGGCCTACCTCGGCCACCTTGGCCTGGCTGAGGAGCTGGTCGATCGAGATATCCCGGGCCTGCACCAGATGCTGGTAAGCTTCGGCGGCGAGACCAAGCTCTCCCGGAACGATTCCCGCACGTGTGTAGGCCTCGAACACGTGCATGAGATAGTCGTGGATGCGTTCATCAACGGCGATTAGTTTCATGAGGATGGGTCTCCTTCGCTAACTGGAACTTCCGTGATCTGAACGGGGCACATTCCATTACACTCGATCTTCTTTGCAGCGGCCTGCGCCAGATCGAGGATGCAGCCCTTGACAAAGGGGCCTCGATCCGTGATCTCAACATCCACTGAAAGACCGGTCTTCTTGTTCGTCACCCGCACAATCTTTCCAAGCGGGAGGGTTAGGGAGGCGGCGGTGAGCTTCTGCGGATCGAAGACCTGACCGTTCGCCATCTTGTTGTAATGCCCGTGAACTTTCATCTCGGGACCGTACCAGGTAGCAACTCCTTCGGCTTCCAGCCCTGCCCTCGTGCTGGGGGGCTTCGGGTGTGCCGTGGGGCCATGGGAGCGTACGGCGGGTGTGCGCGAGTGTGAAATGTGGTTGTGCCGGGGGATCCCGGAGTGTGGATGCAGTCCCGGGGTCATAGCGACGGCGGGAAGGGTGAATACGCACAAAAGGACGCTCAAAAAGACTGATTTCATGGCTCTCCTTAGAGCGGCGGGTCCCCTGTTGGTGCAGGGTTATATTAGCCTCCTTCCTTATGGTTCTGGTGTGACCGCCACAAAACTGTTTACTGTGTTAAATGCAATGGTGGGAGATAGCTCCCACTCGCGTGTATTCGGTTTGTTTTGTTGGCCTTAGCTTAGGTCAAATTCACAGTTCTCGCAGCTCTAGCCTTGCCTTTGCGGGTACTGTTAAACGTTGAGGGCGACTGATTATCACTTTTTCATCCCCATAGATTGTTGCCTCAATGTTAGTCTCAGGGGCGAAACAAAGCACAACGTCGCCGTCAAAGATTAAAACCCTCTCAACCACGATTGTCATATAGGCCCCTTTTCTCCCTCATCGGGGATGCTTCTTACCCATTGTTTCAACCCACTCGCCTGCGCGAGATGCTACCCTACCTATTAAATACCGTGCCGTAGTCGCCTAGTGGGAATACAGACCACAAATATTTTAGGAAGCGGTGGGGATGTGGGGCTCAAACACAAAACTGGTGACCGTCAGGGCCTTCCCCACGCAGACAATCCAGGCGAGGGCACTCACGGACGCATAATCCTGGGTAAGTGTACCACCAACTCCGACGTAAAGCAGCTCACCGGTGGTAAAGGTAGCAGTATCAACGGTGTAGGACTGCCCATAAGCGCTTGCAACCCCTACTGTCTGTCCGGCGGGCGCAGCGGAGATGGTAACCCCGTCGAGGAATGGAGCACCAACGCTAGTTGGATCAAGGGGCAGGACACCACCATCGGGTTGGATAGTGACCGCCGTCAAGACGGCCAGGTCGGCATCCGCCGAAAGGGTAAGGGTGGCCGAGGCCGCCTGCGAAGCCGAGCTCGACGACGTTGCCGCCGGGGTCGCCGAGGGAGGTAGCAGGCCAAGGAAGCTGCTTCCTGCCACCAAGTTCTGTGCCGTCGCCTGATCGTGCTCCGCTGTGATCCGGAGAATATCGCCGACCGCAAGGGTGACCTGTGTCGAGAAGGGAACCGTAAATGGCGTGTCGGCGGTTGCGTCCGCGTCGGCGGTGGCCGCGAGCGCACCGTTCAGAATCAGATTGATGGTGCGGGTGGCGGCGGGGCCGGTTAGGTCCCAGTTCAGGACACCGTACACCAGATAGGTGCCTGCGGTGACGATGGCTACGGTCGTGGAGTCAGTCACGTATCCAGTCTGGTTGAAGTTGATCGTGTCGAAGCTAACGGCGGTGGCTGGACCGGGAGGAATGGCCATTATCCCGGTCGTGTCCTCGCCCCAGCCGGGCATTCCGGCGGACGCGATCGATGAGTTGGCGTTGTCGATCGCATTCTGGATGCTGGTTTGCAGGTTGGCCTTTGTGGTCATGAGGCTGCTGAAACTTTGATTGGTGCGCAGCATGGCCAACTGCACCGGCAACGTCTGCGCTTGGATGTCCGGTCGCTTGAGGAAAGCGGCGGCATCGAAGCTGCCGGTGGACCACCCATTCGTCTGATCTGTGGGTAGCTCGTAAGCAGAGGCACTGGAAGGAACCGAAGGGATAGGCGGGAGGTCGGATCCCGGAGTCCATGCCTGGTTGCGGGTGTTGACGTCGGCCTGGAGCGCGGCGAAGGCGCTTGGGTCAGCCAGCGGATTAATAGCACTGTTCAGGATGACTGGGTAAGTGGCCACGAAGCTGAGTAGATACGGGCTCTCGGCCAATAGAGCAGTCAAGTTGAAGTTGAACTCGCGCCAGAACTGGGTGTAGCGATCAACCAGAGTGGCCTGCGCGAACATATTGTAGGTGTAACGGAACTGCGGGCGCGTGCTCTGGTAAGTCGGTGCGCCTGCGATCGATGCTGTTGCGGTCGCGATGACCTGGGTGAGAGCCACCGTAAGCGTCTGCGGATAGGTGATGCTTTCCGGGAAGCTGGCGGTGCCCTCTCCGACGGTCACGTTCACGGTTGGGGTTGCGTTCACGGTGGTTGGCATATAGTCGAGCGCCGAGCCCGTCGCACCTGCCAAGAAAGTAGTGTCAGCACCGGAATCCCAGATGGTAGTCCGGGGATAGCCGAGCAGGGACGCTTCAATGTACGAGAGCTTCCAAAGGAGATTGTTGGTCGCGTCCGCCTTTAGCGTGGCAATCAATGGAATCGCGGTGGGTGCAGCGTTGACCTCTACGGTGGACCCAGTAATGTAGTTCCACGGCTCTGACGCCGTCTGGAGGCACCACGGTACTGCGGTGGTATTAAGGTAGTTGAGCGACGGCTCAATCAGCGCGGTGTAGGCAGCCTCGAAAGTAGGCAGCCAGCTCCCGCCACGCCCGGCCCGGTTCAAGCCCAGGTAGAGAAGCCAGGTTGCCATTAGGTTCGGGTCGTAGCTTGGGGAGATGTCACCGAGGTTGACGTATTGGATCAGCAGGGCGCGGAGATTGGCTGTGCGCGAGGTAGAAGCGACGCCATTGGTGTAGTCGGGGTCGTCCGGCTGGATCACGATTGACTGAAGTGCGGAGGTGGCGGATACAACGTTCGCGGTATACGTGCTCGCCGGAAGAGCATAGTTCGAAATCACCGCCGCCGGGTTGGGCAGCGAGGTCGGCGTTGTGGACGCGGGGGTGTCCGGGTCCAGAACCAGGGAGGTCGTGGACTGCACGGTGCTTTGATAGTTAACCGAGTTGTACTGTGTCGGGTCACCATAGCTTCCGTTCAGCGTCGCCGTGGGCGAGGCCAGATTCAACGTCAACCCATCATCCTCGATGTCCGAAGAAACCGTATTGAAGAGGGTGGCGAGGTTTCCCTGAGCAAATTTTTCGCATGCTCCAAAGGAGAAGTTAAAGTTGGGCGTCGAGAGCAGTGAGTTGAGGTGGAATCCAGACAGGGCATTGAAGTTGAACCCATTCCAGCTCCATCGCGTCTTCATGGACGGAAGCGCTGGGAGGCCCCAGTTACAAATCTCATTCAGCAGGTTGGTAAGACACATCAGATTGTTGTCGATCATGCTTACCATCTGGTTCTTAATGGAAAGCAGGAGAGCTGTGTTGGCTTGAAGCCCGGCGGTCAGGAGCATAATCTCGTTCAGGTACGTCTGCACCTGTTGGATGAAGTTTATGCTGTCCTTGGCATACTTAACCGCCCGTGGATAGTCGGGGAGCTTGCCATCGATGGCAAGCTGATTCAGCCCCATATAGTGCATGATGTGCTCATTGATGATAGTGGTCTTGGCTTGCATCCACGCACTGGCATCACCAAGCGAGCTCTCGTTAAACCGACCCTGCTCAAGTGAGGCATGCCAGTTCTTCCACTTGTTTGCGAGATCAGTATGCCCCGCCAGGATTAGGCGGTCGTTAATGGTCTTCCCGGCCTTGAGAGGCCAGAGGTCGGTCGGTGGGGCTACGGGACCGGAGATGCTCTTTGCCTCCTGCATGATGAGGTTGACAACACCTTCAGGCGAAGAACAGGCTTGGCTGACGGAGCTGGCATCGCCGAGGAGGCTTCCGAGTGCTACGGTGATGGGGTTCGCTGGCATTATGCGTCCTCCGCGCTAGAGTACAGGCCTTGGTTGTTGATGTGCTCGGGAGACTCATGAGTCATTAGGGCCATGGCCACGTGCGTTTGGGTCTGCGCCTTGGTGGTGAGGTCTGTCTTCACAATATGAGTATGCGAAGCGCTCTCAAAAACGGAATCACCCGTGCAGTTGACATGCCAGTTTCCGTGAATTGTAAGGTCCAAATCGCCTTGAAGTTCAATCCTGAGCGCCTTCCCTTGCTGGTTTGACCCAATCGTCATCTCGACGCCGCCGTCGAGTGCCACCGTGGCCGATCGCCCCTGATTGTCCTTACCGAAGGCCGCGACTAAACCACCCGCAAGATCCAGCAGCAGACTCTGACCAGATGCTGTATTCTTGCCAACCCGCAAAAGAATGTCACGGACTGCGTGGGCGTCCAGTGACAGCCCGTGCGCGTCCATATTGCTGACTGGCGAGCCCGACCAGTAGTAAGGAAGCTGGCCGAAGAGGGGCTTGCCTACTTGGGTCAAGTCGTGGAAGGAATAGGTCGAATCCCCGGAGCCATACACGGGACGGCCAGCCGACTTCGAATCTTTGCGGTTCGGATCACCAGGAGCCCATGCCTGCACGCCGGGGCCGTCCGAGTAGCCATTCATTATGTGGCGGCGAAGAGATTTGGGATTACGAGCGCCGAGCCGAAGTACGGTGCCTCCGTCGAAGGCTCCGCGTAGGCTGACGTTCTCCGCGCCCACCTTGGCTTGAAGATTGACTGCATCTCCGGGAACGAGTTTGGGGGTAGCCCAATACTGGATCGTACGATTCTGTACCACGTCGTTCGATCCGCGCACCTGGGTCATCACGGAGCGGTTCACGTTGGGTAAGGAGGCGTCGTCTGCGCCCAGGCGGAGGACGGTCTGGCCAAGGGCCTGAAGGTCGATCGCATCTTCTTCGTCGCGGTTCTTGCCGACCACCATCTTCATGGAGCCGACGAGGTGGGCTTCAAGCGAACGCCCGGCCCCGTGGGGGTGCTCATAGCCACCGGCGAGGGGGATGTTCTCCTTGGGCAGTGTAGCGCCGATCTCGAAGGACATGAAGCCTTCCTTCGTCACATCCCAGCGAGTGGTGTTACCCTCATGCGTAAACCGGGTTGCGGATGCGGAAGCCGCGAGCCTAGTCTCGACATGGTCCGCCGAAGGATTGACCGGCAGGTAGCCCGACTCAACATCGGTGCCAAAGCGGCCCTGTGTAGTGTAGGGAAAGAGAGTGGGCTTCAGCACCTGGCCATAGGTGGAGGGGTCGAAGATGTTCGAACCGACCAGTGTACCCTCAGAATGCTCCAGGATGTATCCCCGACGGCGGGGTGTGGGGCCGTCATTCAAGGTCGGGCCGACGGCAGTGGTGCCCGCGCCCAGGTAATAGGGGTGGTCCCAGGCCTGGTCGATCATGGAGGACTGGTCGTCGTGTGCTACCTCGCCGGTTTTCTGGATCGCGGTCCGGCCCCATGCATCAGCGGTAACGCCGAGGGCTGTATCCAGCAAGGCGGTACCGATGGCCTCCTCGGGAATGCTGTAGTCCAGGGCAAACTCCTGCACCTTCGTGGTGCGCTCAACCAGGGCGATGACGTCTTGTGCCCCACTCTGATATCGGCTGGAAACTGTAGCACCAGGTGCTAGGTAGACAACCGCCTGCGCGGTGCCGTCGGGCAGGGTGTCAGTGCCCACTCCAGTGGCTCCGGGACGATTGACCGGACCTTCAAGGGACAGGCCCCCGTCCGTGTAGCTGACCTTGCGGGAGGTGATGCCAGTCCATGTGCGCCGGTGGGGGTCGAGGTGATCGCGCGAGAAGTCTGCGGTGACCCGGTCCCAGCCGTCGTCATGCTTCTCTGAGTAACCTTCGGAGGTGGTCTTGGTGTGCTGGCCCGGGAAGGCCTTGCGATAGGTGCCTCGCGTGCGGACGTTCCAGCCCTCCATCTCCTTGATGTTGATCGCGCGAGTGGCCACCCCTTGCTGGGCGCGGACAGTGTCCGAGGTGACCCAGGCGACGATGGCATACTCATAGAATCCCGCGTTGGAGTGTAGCGGAACAGCGAGGCCTCGGCTGCCCCGTTCCGGCATATCCACATCCGTTCCCTCGAAGCTGGAATGGGTAGCCGGAAAAATGCTGACTTCCTGAATTGTCGTGTCATCACTCAGATTGAGACAGGTTAGGCTCTTTCGCTCCCAGTCCACCGTAAGAACCTCCACGAGAAAGAGGCGCAGATCCTCCAGATAGCGATCACGCTCAATCGTGGTTGGTCGGTATCGGGCCTGGGTAGCGGTCAAGATTCAGCTCCTATTCGGGGGGATTCACAGTGATTCTCTGTAAGACTGCTGCACTCTCTCCGGTGTTCGTTGCACTTCCATTTGCCGTGACCCTCCGCAGAACAGTCGTGGCACTTGAAGGTTGCGGCACATTGCCAGTTAGAAATGCCTCTACGCGCCCCGAAATCCGACTGTCCACGGCGGTGATGGAGTCGTCCACTACCCCTCCCTGATCGGTCATGGACTGAAGACCTCCTACTGTGGACGCAGTATTCGTTGCATCGTAAGTTAGCTCGATCACCTTGAAGCTGCCCAACTTGCTTGTCTGGGTAATGAGAGCGTCGGTCAATGCCGAAGCCGCATCTGGAGAGCTCGAAGGAGCTGCCGACCCCGTAAAGAGAAAGGCCTGCGCGTTCGACAAGGGGGTGGGGGTACTACTGATGGGGGTTAGCAGGGCCGTGGGAACCCCCGCCACATTGGCAACGACCGCAGACGCAGCACCGCTCGCCAACGAATTCTGTATTGTAAAGTTATACAGCGCATTCTTGAGTGAATCCCAGCGACCTAAAGGATAGGGGCTGATAACTTCATAGCCCTTCCCATCGGTGTAAGGCCGGTACTGTTGTAGTGCCGCGAAGTAATCGTTCATGGCTGTCTTCGGAGTGTCCGAGGGAGCGGATTCCACCTTGCGTTGCGCCTCAAAGATACCCTGTGTATCCGGCTGCACACGCCAGTTATGTGTGGTTGAGTCGGGGTTTGGGCCGATGCTGTTCGAAATCTTCTTCTCCCGATAATGCTGCATCTGAATCTCCTGACTGAACACCTGTGCCAGAGGCACGGGCAGGGTGGCCAGTCTTCCTGCAAGTTCAGCGGGAGGTGGGGGAGTGACGCTGGTTGGTGCTGCAGTCCACTGCATGATAAGGTTGGGCTGCGTGGTTAAAGTAGTTGTCTGCACCGTCGTCTTATCCACCTGAAGAACACCCTGCACCTTGGGGAACATCGGGCGACGGCGAAGGCAGTCCAGTAGAACCGACATGGTCGCATTAGAGCCTTGAGTGTAGCTGATGGTAACGCCTTTAATGTAACCATACATATCTCGGTGCGGGAGATACATCGGAAACCCTAGCTTCAATTCGGGGCGCAGTGGAATCGTTAGGCTGTAGGTGCGAAAGGCCCGGTTTGCTCGTGCAAGTTCGAGGGCCGCGTATCCATGCTGTCCTTTCGAGTCCCCGTCACGAAACCACGGAGCTTCTATCGGGGGTTCCATGCGCAGACCGAACTGCGCCATTTTAGGAATATCAAACTCTTCCGCAACGGCGAGTACGGTCTCTGTCCCCGGGACCTGCCAACCCGGACTCAGACTGCCCCGAACGATGACCCTGGTGGCCCGAACAGCGGACTCATCCTCAGTCTCGGACTCTGCCAGAATCTCCGCCAACTGCACTACAAAGGGGTTATTTTTCCCATAAAGATCGAGCAGCTTGCTATCAAAGGCGGGATCGTTGGGGTTACTGATGTTAAGCACATCCAAGTTATACAGTGGTGGTTTGAATATTATCCCGCCATCGATATCCTGATACGCCTCAAACCCGATCAACTTGGTGAGGTAGTTTAACCGCTCCAGACGGCTCGTAACCTTGCTGTTAAGTGGTTGAATATTGCCCCAGCCGTGGTCTGGTAGATAGCCGCGCAGTTGTTCGGTATACAGCATGTCTGCCGCGCTGGCGTCACTGGGACTTAACTTCCCGACTCGGTCGCGGGCAATCGCCATCACACTCTTAGAATAGGGCTCGTTGGCAGTTTCAGGGTGGGCAGTGGCCAGCCTGATCGAGGTTAGAACATCGGTTACATTCGGCTTACCGAAGATGTGGACATCCCGCGCCAGATCGTAAAGCAGGGGCTGCCACATAGCAGCCATACCGGCTGCGACAGCAGCGTGGAAGGGTTGAGTCGGATCAAAGTGACGTTGCCGCAGCGACACCATTTGATCGAACCCATCCAACATCGAACCATAGAGAAAGACCCAGGCAATCTGGTCAATCGGCCCCAGGTTCCAACAGGTCGATGTGAATGGGGTCACTTCCTGCGCGGCGTAAGCCATCCGGGAAGGAGCCATGTCAACCTGCATCCGTTCCAGCAGACCCATGGCCCCCGCGCAAGAGATGCTGATAATGGTGTGCTTTCCATCAATGTTGTAGTTTACCGAGGTGATGAAGCCCCGGAATATCTGGTGATAAACGGTGTTCCCCTCGGGAGAAAGGTAGTATCCCTTGCCATAGACCCGGATATCGCTCATAGTCGTGAGAAGATTATTCCCACCCGGAGTGCGGAACTGATGGTCAGCGGAATTGGGAACGACCAGGGTAACCGAACCACTTGGCACTAAGGCATCCACGTCATAGGACACCTCAAACGAACTAAGATAATCGTTGAATGGAACTCGGACACCCGGCTCGGTGCCTAGAAATGGATTGTTGAGATAGTTCTGACCATCAATAAAGCAGACCACGTCGGGACACTGCTTCGTCACGTCTCGATCTTGCAAACTTTGTTGAATATTACGTACCTGTCCGCTCATTGAGTTAGCCATTCTGGAGTAGGTTGAAGGAACACACTTGTGTTCGCCCCCGTAAGATTGAGATTATCGGAGAGGCTAGGAATCCCCGCAGCTTGCGGATCGACGTTACTGGGAACCGGCGTTGGCGTTGGCTGATATGCGGGAAGTGCTGAGCCCTGTGGAACGGCTCCTGCACCCGTGGCTCCGAGCGCGACGTAAGCGTTGGGAGTATGCCCCCGCTGCACGGACTTATCAATCGGGTTTTGGTAGGGAGTTTCCTTGAAAAAGGCCTCCTTCCAGGCAATGAAAGAGAGTGAAAAAACCTGTAGGTACGGATTCTGCGAGTCCTCACGAATGGTCATGGACTCAAACATCCCGGACCAGATGAACTCACCGACCGACAGCTCCACGTCGGTATGCATCTTGATCTGGCGGCGGGTAAACCCGGCAGTGGCCAATGGACCCTCCGCTGACTGCTCCCCCTCAAACCAGTAGCCGTTGTTTTCAACAAACACTTCCAGTGCTTCGAGATTACGGAAGGACATGGAGAAGTCGGCATATGCGTCGGTCAGGCCGTCTGCAAAGTAGCGACCCGGAGTCCTTCCCTCCATAGTTATGGCGATGAAATCCTCACCCCACACGCCAAGCTGCCACCCACTCCGGGCCATTGCCTGCGCGTCCAACTGCTGACGTGCAACTGTGACCTGGGCCGGGTTAATGAGAAACTGGAAATACGCGGCGGAGGAGGGGTCTGGAAGCCCTTGTTCCGTCGTACCTCGGCCTGCTATACGCAGCACAACATAATCCTGGAAGGGGGCTAACGCCGCCGTGATCTCTAAGTCCTTGGCGGATATGTTGTTTATTT